CTGGCAGAACGAGCAGCGGGCGGCAGCGGGCAGCCCGGCCGGTGGCCAGTTCTCCAAGGGCGGTGGCCAGCAGCAGCAGAAGAAGCGTAAGCAGCAGGCCGCCCGTCAGGAGCACCGGCACGACACCCGCCAGCGCCGGGCTCTGCTCACCAAGATCGCCGGGATCCGGGCCCAGATCGCCGCGCTGCAGGCCCAGCTACCCCGCCACGGCAAGTCCCGGTCCTCGACCCCGGTCAAAAAGGGCGCGGCTGCGACCAGCGCCAAGCAGGCCGCTGCGGCCAAGGCCGGCGCCACGAAAGCCGGCGCAACCGCGCGAAAGACCGCGAAACGCCCGAGCCCGGCCACCATCAACGCCAAGATCGCCGCGCTGCGGGCCACGCTGCGGGCCGACCTGGCTGAGCTTCGCACGCTGTGATGGCGCTGCGGATCAGCGACAAGCAGGGCGTCCTCGGCTGGATCTGGCAGGACGGCGACCACCTCACCGGGGACAGCGCCATGGCCCAGCGGCTGGCCGACCAGTACCAGGCCCGGCACGGTGAGCAGGCCTACGCCGAACTCGCCAAGCTCGACAACGGATACGTGAGAGCCAGTGAGTCTGAGCGAGCAGATTGAGCTAGCCGACGCCGCGTGGCTGCACGAGCGCCGGGTGCCCAAGGGCATGCCCGGTGGCGGGCGCTGGGTCCGCGGCGGGCCCGGCCTGTTCCGGGTGGCCGGGTACGGGCCGCGAGAGCGCAAGCCCGAGGTCGGGGACAAGGTGGTCGGCGAGCCCGGCCTGGTGGTTGGCACCGTGGTGGCCAGGGTCGGCATGGTCGCCGCAGTGGACGCCGACGACGGCAAGCGCTATCAGTTCGACTGGGGCAGCGGCAAGGTGCTGAACCGCGAGCCGCTGTCGCGGGCCATGCCGGCCTCGGTGCTGCGGGCCGCGGGGAGGCAGGCAGAGCCACCCCCGCACCTGATGGACATCCATGGCACCCAGCTGTGGCTGCCCGGCATGCCAGCCCGGCCCATCGTCAGCGAGTACGGGGCCGGTAGCGCCCCCGTGCGTCGGCTCGAAGACATGTTCACCAGCGGCGTGCTCAGCCAAGCCGTGGACAAGCCCGATGACCAGCCCGAGCAGGGCATGATGGGCGTGACCGAGATCATGACGCTGCCCGACGGCAGCAAGGTGCTCCGCAAGCGCCAGGAGGCCATCTACAACGACTCCGAGGAACTGGCCTACTACGTCAGCCAGGCTCTGGGTGGCGGCTCCGGGCTGCCCGCGGTCGCGCGCAACCCGAACGACCCAGAGGAGATCATCGAGGACGTGGTGCCGGGCAAGGTCGCCTGGCGCTACGCCGAGGAGGAGACCCAGCCGGGCGGGAACTGGGACGGCTACACGCCGGCAGAAGTGTTCGATGACATGCCCCAGACGCAGGCTGGGTTCGACATCGGGATGCTCGACCTGCTGACCGGCAACTACGACCGGCACGACGCCAACCTCATGATCGACGACCGTGGCGAGCCGGCCGCGATCGACATGGGCGCCGCGCAGTGGGACGGGTTCTCAGACAGTCCCTTCATCTCGCTCGATGAGGGCGAGATGGACCCCGAACTGACCGCGGACTACGCCCGCGAGCTTCACAAGATCGAGCCCGAGTTCCGGCGCCTCGGCCACGAGGACTGGTACGTGGTCATGATGGACACGCTGCGCCGGTATGGCGAGGGTGGCCAGCCGCTGTCAAACCAGCTGGAAGCCATCGAGCTTGCCTCGGGGCTGGCGTGGCTGCACGAGCGGCGCATCCCCAAGGGGATGCCGCATGCGGGGGAGTGGGTCCACACCCCGCCCGACGCACCGGGCAAGGGCCTCGACCGCTACAAGGTGCCCGCCCACGAGCGGCTGATCAACCCGCGCGCTGACTACCCCGACCCGGCCGACATGCCGTTCTTCAAGAAGCACCCGGTGAGCGTGCAGAACGTGCTCGACGCCTATGACGCCACCGACTCCGACCTGCGTGATGCGGGCATGCACTGGTATCACGACGCCCACCTGCTGGCTGCGGCGATGTCGGGCGGGAACGCCGAGGAGGGCGCGATCCTGCTGGCCAACTACAGCCCCTCGGCCAACTGGCCGGTCAACATGTTCCGGGCCGCCCGTGTGGGGCACGATCGCAAGCCGATCCCCAAGGGCCAGGGCTACATCAGCGGCGACCAGGTCAAGAAGGCCCAGCTGGCCCTGAACGGCAAGCACATTGACGAGGTGCTGGTCAGTCCCAAGACCCGCAGCTTCGCCCACCTGATCGCCCGTGGTAAGGACGCCGACGACGACCCCTACGGGCATGTGGTGATCGACGCGCACGCGCTGAACATCGCGGCTGGTGGCGCCCTCCGCGGCGCGACCTACGCGCGGGGCAAGAAGCGGGGCGTGAAACTGCCACCGGAGGACGTCCCCCCGGTCGGCAGCGACGTGCGGGCCCACGAGTACGTCGGCGACATGTACCGGCAGGCAGCCAAGATCGTCAGCGAGCGCGAGGGCAGGCTGATCACCCCGTACCAGATGCAGGCGATCACCTGGGTGGGGCAGGTGCTGGCCAACCAGGCCGAGGACCGGGCTGCGATGGAGCAGGTCGGTGGGGCCAAGGGGCGGCTGGCCAACCGGGCCAAGGACTGGCGCACCTGGCTTTCCTATGCCAGGGCGCAGCATCTGCCGATGATCCCCGGTGTCTCTGCGCTGGCCAACGAGATGGCGCTGGCCCAGATCATCGAGATGGCCGGCGCGGGCTCGCTGTTCGCCCAGCTGATCGAGCTTGACTGGGAGCAGCAGCCCCGCGACCGCGAGGGCCGGTGGACCCGCATCGGCGGGCTGGCTGAGCAGCTAGTGGGCCGCGAGGCCGAGTACCAGCGCACCAGGGCGGCGCGCGAGGACCGGCGCACCCACGGCCGGCACGAGTACCCGATGATCGGGCCTGAGCACGCGCGGGGCAACTCCCGGCCGGTGAGCCGGGCCGAGTTTCAGGAGCTTGCCCGCAAGGGCAACCAGTGGATCGACAAGGCCAAGCGGGACGCCACGCCGATCAACGCGCTCGACCAGCACTGGGACGAGATCAAGAGCCGGGGCTGGGCCGAGGTCAGCAAGTCCTGGGGCGGCGCCACGATCGACAGCCACACCGCGGAGTTCCTGCCCGACGGCGCCGACAAGTACGCGCTGACGGTCCGGCCGCGCCACATGGTGCCGGTCCACCTGCCCGAGACGATCAGCCGGGCCGACTTCGAGCGCGCCATGGACCAGGCCAAGGAGATGTTCCGGCCGGTACTTGAGCGTCAGAGCTTCTACCTCGGCCTGTTCCACGACGACGACCTGCACCAGATAGACATCGACCCGGTGGCGGTGGTGGACAGCCCGGACCTGGTCGAGCAGGTGGGCGCATACACTCATGCCATAGGCGGCGCTTACCACTTCGCCACCGGCAACGGGTACTGGCCGCCTCACGTGGCAGAAGGCGCAGACATGGCAGCAGGGGACGTTCACTTTGAGCACGGGCTCGCGCAGTGGCACTCTCAGGCTGTCCAGGTCCAGGGCGAGGAGGGCACTGAGCCCGAGGAGCCTGGTGGCGATGACGATGACGAGCCGGCTGAGCTAGCCCACTTCAACCCGCTGCAGCCGCGCGGTCATGGTGGCGAGTGGATCAAGATGGGCGGGGGCGGCTGGGAAGGGCGCGACCGCGCGCTGGCCGAGTGGTTCCACCCGCAGCAGCTAGAGGCCGACGAGGTGCGTCACCCCAAGTCCGGCTACATGGTCAAGGCCGGGCTCGAACGCACGGTCACCCGGCCACCGGAGAGCCAGCACGGCAACGAGTCCCTCGGCATCGAGGGCCCGCCCACGTTCGACGTCAAGGACCACGGCGACCCGGCCAGCCCGGACTACAACTCGCTCCGGTACATGCTCCCGCCCGTGCTCCGCACTGAGCCGATCCAGCACGTCTACCGCGGGATCTCCGAGGACGAGTGGCGCCAGGCCCAGGAGCGCGGCTACCTGCAGTCCGACACCCGTGGCGTGATCAGCCCGCTCGAAGGCACCAACGCAGCCGTGGACCCGGCCAGCGCGGTGAGCTACCTGCCGTCCGAGGGACACAGCCGGATCGTCAAGATCAAGGTCCGGCCCGAGGACAAGTGGTTCACCATCCGGTCCGACAACTACCTGCGCACCCGCCAGCCCATCCCGCTGGACCGGGTCGAGGGCGTCTCCCCGCCTATGCGCAAGGAGGGCAAGTACGACGAACTGCAGGTGCAGCAGAGCCCAGTGCTGCAGGCCCGCGACTACGAGGGCGAGGTGGGCAACGAGACCCACATCACCCGCAGCGAGGAGGGCCTGATCCCGCTGTCGGCCATCGCCCACCTGCCCGGTGCCCGAGGCGAGCGCCCCAGTGAGCACCGCAACCGGCAGGGCGACAAGTGGCAGTCGTTCAAGGACGACATCGGCCGCAACGGGATCCGCAACCCGATTTTCATCACCGTGGACTACAACGGGCAGCCGGTGATCAGCGAGGGCAACCACCGGAGGGACGCCGCTGCCGAGGTCGGCCAGACCCACGTGCCGGTGCAGATCCGCTACTTCGGCCACGCAGAGCAGCAGGGCACGGTACTGCAGCGAGCCCAGGCCGAGATGTCTGAGCCCACCTACGACGGCGCCGTGGCGATGGCCACCAGGCTGGCCGAGGTAGCGGCCGGCGCGGTGGACGGTGAGAGCATCAGCGGGACCATCGCGCTCGCCGACGGGCTGGCTTCCCGGTTGTCTTGACCTTCCCTGGTGTCAACCGGTGCCTACACTCGCGCGTCGTTCAGATGTTCTGCCATGCTGTTCCGGCATCCCCGCGCTCCGCATCCGTACCAGGAGGGGACCGTCCTCATGACCCGTATCAGACTCATCGCTGCCATCATCTGTGCCCTGGCGTTTCCGCTGCTCGGGTTCACCGCGGCGAGCGCCAAGCCGATGCCCAACGCCCCGACGCTGGCCTGTGCGCTGACCGACCCGTTCTGCAACGAGCCCGTGTTCGCGCAGTCGGCGCTCAGCAGCCACGACTTCACTCCCACCGATGACGCAGCGATGACGATCGCCGGGCTGAACGTGGTAGCCAGCCCCAACGCGGCGGCCGACGACGGCAGCCAGGACTTCTCCTTCAACCAGGCCGATGTGGTGCCCACGCCCGGCAACGTCGGGGCGTTCAACTACGACAACTACACCAAGGTCCACTACCACGGTGACGGCGTGTGGTTCGAGGAGTGGACCCCGTTCGGCCAGGACACTGGGCTCTGCCTGCAGAAGACCTCGCTGAACCGGATCGTGCTGCGGGTCTGTGACGGCGGTGCCGACCAGGCCTTCATCGTCACCCGCAACGTGCCGTTCCTGACCCCGCCGGCCAGCCCGCTCTACAGCTACGCGCTGTCGGTGCTGCCGGCCATCAACGCCCAGCACCACCTGTGCCTGACCGGCCCGGCCTCCCTGGTGGGCCCGATCACCACGACCCGGTGCATCCGGCACTCGCCCACCGTGGCGACCGGCCAGATGTGGGCCGCTCTGCCATAAGGGGGCCAGCACCAGACCAGGGCCCGGCCGTCTACTTGGGGAGGCGACCGGGCCCTGTTCTATGTACTTACACCCCAAGATTCCGCCCTGGCTCTCCCGCACCGCCCGCATAGGGGCTACCATCACGTTCCAGACGGTGTGTCAACCCCCGCTTTGAACGCCGGTCGAACCGACCGGAAGGTGCAAGCGGGTGAGCGCTCCCGCCGTTGATCTCGTTGGCCCTCATGGCTACGTCCATGACTGGCGCTACGTCGGCGGTCCCGGCCTGCCCAAAGTTCCAGGTCGCCGCTACCACACCCGAGGCGGCAGGAAGCCACGCCACCGGGTGCAGACGATGGCCAGCGTCGGCCGTCACCCGACCGGCCAGAAGTCCGAGAGCACGGCCGGGCGCCGGGCCCTCTCCAAGCTTGGGCTCGCGCTGCCCGACGGCAGCTTCCCCGTAGGGGACGCCGACCACTGGGACAAGGCCCGCAAGGCCATCGGCCGGGTCAAGAACCCCGCCAAGCGGCAGCAGGTAGCGCAGCTACTGCGCAGGACCGCTGCCCGCTACGGCCGGACGCAGCAACTCAGGGAGTCCTGGGCGGCTCCCCAGAAGGCGGCCGTGGCCGCAGCCAACCATCCCCTCGCGTTGGAGTTCACCGTGCCCGGTCCCCGGCTCGCTGTCGCCAGCCCCTACGACGTCATCATCAGCCGGGCCGACGACGGGTCCGCGGTCCTGCGGCACCGCCGCGGCGGGTACGAGATCGCCCGGATCCGGCGCGACCCCGACGGCGCGTGGGTGTCGTCGATCGACGGCCGGGATCTGCAGCCGCACGTGCGGCAGCGGGCCGCGCTGCTCGAAGCGATCGGGGTCCACAACAAGGGCTCGACCACCCTGCAGCGCCGGGCTGAGACCACAGTGGTCCGCGGGGAGGAACTGCAGCCCCCGCCCGTGCAGACCCAGCTGATGGAGTCCCTCGGTATCCCCGCCGTGCGGATGTCGCTGGCCAACTCCGCTCCGGTGGTCGGCGCCAGCGACGGGCCCAGGGCGTCGAGCAAGCCACCGGGCCTGGGTGCCAGGGGCCAGACGATCTACAAGAAGCTCCGGGGCCGCGGGTTCCCGCACGCGCGGGCCCACGCCTTCGCCGGGCGCGCTGAGCGCTTCGCAGCCCGCAGGGGCGGCAAGTGACCGCAGCGATCCTCACCCCGTTCACAGGGGCAGACGCCAGGCCGTCGGGCACCCGGTGGCGCAAGAAGCTGCTGCCCATCGGGGAGATCAGCTACAAGGGGCGCACGCTCAAGTTCGACCGCCCCTACCTGACCGGCCTGGTGGACGCCTTCCGCAGCCGGGCCTATGACCAGGTGCCGTTCCAGCTAGCCGACGCGGCCAACACCCACACCAACGACCCTGAGCGCACGGCCGGCCAGATCACCGGCATGACCCTCGACACCGACGGGCTCTACATCGAGGTGCAGCCCTCGGCCCGCGGCCAGGAGGTGCTGACCACCAATCCCGGCCTCGGCGTGTCGGCGCGCATTGTCGAGGGCTACGACCGCTCCGACGGCAAGTTCTTCCCCCGCGCGATCCAGCACGTGCTCGGCACGCTGGACCCCCGCATCCCTGGCATGGGCGGCTGGTCGGCCGTCGAGGCCGCGAACGACGCCCAGGTCACCTACGACCTGTCCGGCGAAGCATTCACGAACGAGGAGGGCGGCATGCCCGAAATGACAGACGACCAGCAGGCCAAGCTGGCCGAGTTGCTGCAACTCGACGCGGGCAAGCTGGCGGAACTGGTGGCCAGCATGGGCAGCGCCGCACCTGACCCCGAGGCCCTGAATGGCGGCGGTGACGGCAACGGCAGCGCCGACCCGGACGAGGCCGAGATCCAGGCCATCGCCGACCGCATCGACGCCATGACCGACGAGGAACTGGCCGAGTGGGAGCGCGAGCTAGAGGCCGAGGAGGCGGCAGCGGCCGGGGCGGCACCCGAGGCCGTTCCCGCCGGCGCCGGGCTGTCCACCGAGGAGGCCATGGCGGTCGAGCTTGCCCAGTCCACGGGCGAGGAGAACGCCCGGCAGCTTGGCATCATCAGCGCCCAGCTGGACCACGAGCGCTGGCTGAACGAGCGCCGCACACTGACCAGCAAGGGCGGTGTCCCGCCCTTCATCGCCGACCTCGCGCAGCCGCTGCTCGAAGGCACCGGGCACGTGGTGGACCTCGCGGGCGGTGGCACGGTGGACGCCGGCCAGGTAGTCCGCAAGATCCTCACCGAGACCGGCAAGCTGCTCACCCAGATGGGCCTGCAGACCGACGTCGAGCTTGGCTCGCCGGCCGATGAGCCCACCGAGGCGGCCGACGCCGAGCGCGACGACATCCTCAAGCGCGCCAAGCAGCAGATGGGGATCTGAGCCATGGCGCGCTACCTGATCACCAAGGCGGTCACGATCGCCGCCACCGACTACGCGCACCCCGCCCGCGTCCTGCTGCCCGGCCACACGGTCGAGCTATCCGCCGCCGAGGTCACTGCCATCGGCGCCGGGAACATGCGCGCCACCACGTACCGCGACCAGCTAGGTCTCGCCGTCGGCGTGACCAATTCCAACTAGGAGGGCCAGCCGATGACTGCGGTGGAGCCGCATTACAAGGCAGGACCGGCGAACTACCAGGTCTCAGCGTTGATCTTCGGTGGCCAGCTGGTCGAGCACACGACCCAGACCGCGGGCACGACCGACCTGACGGTCAAGCCCTGCACCGCCGCATCGGTCCACTGCCTGGGGGTGGCGTCCAAGGACGCCAACGTCCTTGCCGCGAAGACCGGGGCGGCCAACGCCTACGGCCAGCCGCTGATCGACATCAGCGTGCTCGATGACTTCACCAGCGTCTACTACGGCGGGGTGGACATCTGGGCCTGGTACTCCGCAGCCTGCACCCCCGGCATCAAGCTGCTCGCCACCGCCAACGGGACCGTCGGGCCTGCGGGCGCAGGCCCGGCCGCGGACCAGGTGGTTGGCATCTGCACTCACCCCGGTGGCGTATCGGCCGGGATGCTCACCCAGCAGATCGGCGGTCTCGGCGCGACGTCGTTCTTCCTGGGCCGGATCCGGGTCATCTGAGAGGGGCTGAACGATGCCAGTCGCCGCACGCGGGTACTCCGATGGCCCGCGAGTTACCGTCAACGAACTGCTCAAGGATCCGCTGGTGATCCCGCAGTTGATCTTGGATATGACGCAGAACGAGTTCGTGATGGACTCTGTGCTGCGCGACGGCGGCGCCGCCCCCTCGGGCGCGGTCCGCTACTCCGAGTCCACCCCGATGTACGCCGACGACAACCCGGAGATCCGGGCCGAGTTCGGCGAGGTGCCCATCGTGCCGACCTCCATCGGGATCCCGCGCGTGGTCTTCTCGCACGAGCGCGCCATGGCGATCATGGTCTCGGACGAGATGCGCCGCCGCCAGAGCGTGGACCCGGTCACCAGGCAACTGACCCAGGTCAAAAACACGATGGTCTTTAGCTGGAACACGGCCTTTTATTCGGCCGTGGTGGCCAATGCCAATATCCAGACACTGGCCGTCGCAAACACCTGGGCATCAGCGGGTGCGACAATTCGCGCCGACCTCGCCCAGGCGTGCTATCTGGTCGAGAATGCCAATGTCGTTTCGCCGTCGGGCCTGACACAGTGGCTGGGATTTGAAGCGGACACGCTGATAATCAACCACGGCAGCAAGAACACCCTGCTGCAGAGCAACACGTTCGCCGCGCCCTACATCGGCGACATCGCGTCCGAGAACCTGCTCTACACCGGCACCCTGCCGCAGAAGATCCTCACGCTCGACGTGATGGTCTCCCGCCAGGTGCCTGCGGGCAACGCCATCGTGATGCAGCGCCGGCGGGCCGGGTTCTTCGCGGATGAGCTTCCGTATGTCGCCGGTCCCTTGTACCGGGATGAGCCGCGCAAGACCTGGCGGTCCGACACCCAGCGGGCCTCGGCCATCGGCCTCGACCAGCCGCTGTCGATCGTGCTCATGTCGGGGGTCTGATCATGGTCGCAACTGCAGCGCGCACCAAGGTGGGCGAGGGCCGGACCCGCTACCAGGCCCTGACCAACATCTCGGTGCCGCAGCGGCTTGACGGCGTGCTCACGGGCCAGAACGACCTGGTGCCCGCTGGCGAGTTCGTGGAACTGACTGAGCGCGAGGCCGCCCAGCTGATGCGCTCCGGTGGCACAAGCGGGCGCCAGCACGCAGCGATCCGGCCGGCCAGCGAGTCTGAGGAGCCGCTGCCCAGGCTGCACCCGCGGCTGCTGTCCGGCGCGATCCGCCAGCCCGTGATGCCCGCTCCCGGTGCCGAGGGGCCCCGTCCCGACCCACCCGGTGCGAGCCGGATCATCGAGACCGGGCCACCGGAGGCCAACGAGCCGCAGCCAGGCGATGAGCGCGTGGTGCCGGCCGACGCGATCGACATCGTGCCGGGCACCGCCAGGACGGGGTGAGCCATGGCTGTCGCCATCCCCCAGGCCATCCAGATGTCCTGCCCGCGGTGCAGGGCCCTGCGCAAGTTCGTCGCCATCGACGGCGGGGCGCTGTACCGCTGCGGGGGCTGTGAGTGGCAGTGGTCGTTCGGCACGCAGGCGCCGACCGGCACTGCGACCGCGGTCCTGAAC